GAACAAAGATGGGAAGTAATTAACAAATTGGCGCAAAAGTATTTGTTCTGTATCCCAATTGACTTTAAGAACTTTGATGCTCACCATTGTAGACAGGCCTACACAGCATGTATGAAGTTTTATGCTTCTATTGGTCTTCCCCGTAAAATAGCCCACGATTTGGCACGTGCAAAAACATTCGGTGTGGTTGAACATTCTTTACCACTCCGTCGTTCTGGTGACCTATTCACTGGTTCAGGAAATTGTCTCGTGGTTGGCTCATTGTTGTGGAAGTTTATTAAAGAAGAAGATATCGGTGTTTTCTGTGATGGTGACGACACATTACTTTTTGTAAATGACAGATCCATCTATCAAAGAATCACTGAGCATTTAGAAAGTTTCGGTTACGAAATAGATGACGATCCTTGCTATGTTGATTTATCCTACGATGACTTTGAAATACCGTTTTGCCAAACTTTCTACAGTAAACAAGGTTATTACGTAAACACTACCAGATTATTGAACAAGATGTTAAATATCGTTGCCCCCAACATCAAAGTAGCCGCTGAAACAATACTTGGTAAATTACAAGCAGTTGCCTACCTAAAGAATCTAGGTATTGAATTTGATATTGACATTAACTCATTGTTGAACGGTCTCGAGCTTAGTTATGACGTTGAATATAAGATGCATATGTGTGAAAGTCTCGAACATTATTTGATTGATATGTCTAGGTATAAATACCAACTAGGAGCTCCATCTGCAGGACTGGTTGGTGAAATTGTTAAAAATTTATACAAACACAGAATTAGAATTAAAACATGCAATCCAATCAAACGAAGAAAAGTAATAATAAAAATAATAACCAACGTCTTATTCAAAGAAGAAGCAAGAATCAACAAGTTAACAGAACAAACAACTCAAATGTTGGCTCGTGCCGAATCCATCGTAAAGAGCTTTGGTTTGAAATTAGCAACACCGGAACTGGCCGCTATGTATTCCAAGATGGAAATTACCCATTGTGGTTCGAAAAGTTATCTAAAGTTTTCGAATCCTACCGAATGCACTCAGTTACAATCCACTGGATATCAGGATATTCACAATTCGCAGGAGGTTCAATCTTCATGTCCTACAATGTTAACAAAGCTAACAAGAACTCAGTCTTCTCAGTTAGTTCCATTTTTGCACAACAATCATCAGGAAAATCAAGACTCTGCGAAAACTCAAGTTTCAAGATCCCAAGCTCCAGTTGGAACCAAACCCCAACAAGAAGAAGTTGCCAAGGAATCGACGACAGTTATCTCTTCGATCTTAGATACGCAATCCAAACTAATGAAGCACCTCAGCCAATCTCTGTCTGGATTGAGTATGACGTCACGTTCCACACTCCACAGATCGAAACTCTCTCCTCAACCCCAACTTTCGGAAGTCAATTCTCTGTACTTAAGTACGGAAGCAATGAGAACGTCGGAAAACCTGAACCAGCACTTATCGGAAACAATAAGTACTACTGGTACGTCGAAGGAAACTTCAAGAACTTCTATGTTGGATTCACAGACATCAACCCAGCCAAACTTGATGAAATCTACAACGGTACAAGTAACACCATCGCCAAGTACACAATCACCTACACTGATGGAACAGTCAAGTCCTACAGTCTCAAGTACTACCACGGAACCAACCAAGCAAGTAGCGCAGAAAACTACCTCTACTTCTCTGCCGATGATGGAGTTAACCCCACCGATTGGTTCAGTTGGCAATGGAATACATCAACCTTCACATCCATCACCTTCGATGCCTCCACCCACAAGCACAAACTTGTCTCAGGTAATTCCACAAATGATGGAAATGCAATCCAAATATCAAACCCTCAAGGTTTCACAAAGGTTGAAATTGATTACGATCCAGTACTTGCTAAGCAAAATACTATAAACGTCCCATATTGACTTTAGTTAAATGTCCTTAAACTTCAACTAAAGTCCTTTTAATTATTGTAAATATCAAATTTATAATTCTATATAAGAAATCTTATATAAAATTAAAGGACCC